ACACCGGACAGGCGCTGACAAGATTCTTCCAGAGAGATAGTACAAAGGCAAACAACCTGACGCTGTATCCGAATATGGAAGATGAGTTTTGGTTGTGGGTGTCAAGCTGGGCGCTGTTCGTAACAAAACCATCAGATCTCAATCCGGAATATTCAGATGCAAGCTATGATCTGCCGCCGTTGGATGTGAGATGGCATGAGATACCGATTCATTACGGAGATTCTGTTGACAGGGATGGACAGATGCAGTTATTCCAAGAAGCAGCGGAAGGTTTGAAGGAAGCGGCAGCAGTCAAGCGTGATAGCATAGATATACGAGTACAGAAGATGAAAGAGATTGTGGATGCTTCGCCGAATGACAATTTCCTGTTATGGCATGATCTCGAGAGCGAACGGCATGCTATAAAAAAAGCGTTGCCGGAGACGGTCGATATCTATGGCTCTATGGATTATGAGACAAGGGAACAGCGTGTGATTGACTTCTCAAATGGAAAGACACGTCTGTTTGCCACAAAGAAATCATTGTCCGGTTCCGGATGCAATTTTCAGAGATATTGCCATCGTGAGATATTTCTTGGCATTGATTATGAATTTAATGACTTCATACAGGCAATCCACAGATGTTACCGGTTCTTGCAGAACCAGCCGGTTGTGATTGACATTATCTACATGGAGAACGAGCGGCAGATTAAGGAAGCCTTGATGAAAAAATGGAAGAATCACAATTACATGGTTCAGCGGATGGTTGAGATCGTGAAGAAATATGGACTGAATTCAGCGAATAAAGCTGAACGATTGGAAAGGAAGATGGGAGTGGAAGGAACAAGAGAAGAACGAACCGTGCGAGGAAATCACTATGAAGCGGTATACGGCGATTGTGTGGAAGAAACACGTGTCATGGCAAGTAACAGCGTTGATCTGATACATACGTCGATACCATTCGGCAATCACTACGAGTACAGCGCAAATTATAACGACTTCGGACACAATCAGGATACAGAGCGGTTCTTTGAACAGATGGACTACCTGACGCCGGAGCTTCTGCGAGTGTTAAAGCCGGGCAGAGTGGCGGCAGTGCATGTTAAAGATCGGGTGCTGTTTGGAAATGCGACTGGTACCGGTATGCCAACGATCGAGCCGTTCCATGCGGATTGTATCGAACATTACATGAAACATGGTTTTATGTATTTCGGCATGATCACAGTTGTGACGGATGTTGTGCGGGAGAACAACCAGACATATCGCCTTGGCTGGTCTGAACAGTGCAAGGACGGTACCAAGATGGGGGTAGGATGCCCGGAATATATCTTGTTGTTTCGAAAGTTACCAACGGATCACAGCAAAGCATATGCGGATGATCCGGTATCAAAGAGCAAGGAAGAGTACACAAGAGCACAGTGGCAGATAGATGCGCACGGCTATTGGAGATCATCGGGTAATCGTCTGATCAGTAAAGATGAGTTGAAAGAGATATCCGTAGATAATCTGCAGAAAGCATATAGAAAATACAGCAGAGAGAGCGTGTACAACTATGAAGAGCATGTGAAGCTTGCAAAAGAGCTTGATAAGGACGGCAGACTGCCGGCGACATTCATGGTGGTTGCTCCGGGTTCATGGAATCAGCTTGAAGTATGGGATGATATCAACCGAATGCGGACACTCAATACAACGCAGAGCCGGAGAAGGGCACAGATGCATGTATGTCCATTGCAGCTTGATATCGTGGAGCGAATCATCAACAGATACAGCAATCCGGGAGATGTCGTATATGATCCGTTCGGCGGACTTATGACGGTACCAATGACAGCGGTTAAGATGCACCGCTTCGGGAAAGGTTGCGAATTGAACCCTGATTATTTCAGAGATGGTGTCGGATATCTGCAGGCAGCAGAAAACGAGATGGACGAGCTGACGCTGTTTGATTTTATGTAAAAAGATTATGTGGCGGGTTCGAGGGGAATCGAACCCCTCGGTGTCCAAAGATTTACTTACCATCTGTTCCTGCAACATTGGATTCCAGCGCAAACCCACACACACCTGCCGTTAGCTTTTTAAAAAAATCATATATTGCCATAATAGTCCCTCCAGTAAGTGTAATGCTTAATTTAAGATTAGTTGTAATTGTATGTTCATATATGGCGGAACAGCATGAGATAAATAATGTAAGTAAATATGTTATTGGCAAATTATATCAATATTATATTGCCATTAAATTAGAAAATCAAGGAAAGGAGACATAAAATACATGTTACAAGAACAATTTGATTTCTTGGAAGATATAGAGATTGATAAGCCGGATGTGGAATTCCAGAAGTGGAAAGAACAGAAGCGTGAAGCAAAAAGCCGGATGATTGCTATGCAATATCAGCCATATGAAGTAAAAAAGAAACGGTCAGAACTCCGGGCAATAGAATTTCTTCATGAGATGGAAAAGCGTGATAAGACAGCGCATGTCAGTGTTGGTGGACTTGATAGCATTACATTGCATGTATTCTTGAAATCTATCGGAATTGATGTACCTGCAATATCAGTATCGAGTTTGGAAGATGCAAGTATTCAGAGAGTGCATAAAGCACTTGGTGTGACAATTCTGCATTCGTATAAGACAAAAACACAGGTATTGAATGAAGTTGGATTTCCAGTAATCAGTAAGCGTATAGCAGGTAAGATCGCATTGTTACAGAATCCGACGGAAAAGAATAAAACGGTCAGACATGCAATTATAACAGGTGAATGTGGAGAACTCGGACATTTTCAGAAGAATAGCAGGATGAAACTGCCGCAGAAGTGGTTGAAATTGTTCGGAGGGTATGAAAACGAAAATGAAGGAGTGAACTATCAGAAACCGGATTTCAAGGTATCAAATGATTGTTGCTACTGGCTCAAAGAAAAACCATGTGACGACTGGGCGAGGGAACATCAGAGCTATCCGTATCTTGGAATGATGGCATCGGAAGGTGGGCAGAGAGAAGAAGCGCTTACCGATCACGGATGCAACTACTATGGAAAAACTACAATGCGATCGGCTCCGTTTGCTCCGTATATGCGAAATGACATATTAAGGCTGGCATTGGAAATGGATGATTGGTATCACAAAAACATGGATGTGTTTGAGAAGTTGTACTATGAACAGTCGTACAGCAGAGACAAGAATGGAAATGTAATACCATATGAACCGGTAGAGCATATCATACCAGATATTTACGGAGAGATTGTTCGGGACCCGAACGGAAACCTTCAGACTACCGGAGCGCAGAGAACCGGATGCAGTATGTGCGGGTTTGGAATCCACATGGAGAAAAGGCCACATAGATTTGATAAATTGCGAGAACGTAACCAGAAAGAATGGGAGTATTACATGTATCGGTGTTGTACAGACCCCGAGACTGGAGAAAAATATGGCTGGGGAAGAGTTCTCGATTACATAGGCGTTCCGTGGGAAGATTACCCGGCAATTCAGATGGAGTTACCATTAGATCAGATGATGTAGCGTCGAAATTTGTCGAACTTTGAAAATTGAATTGTGATGGTTGGAATGGTATAATATCCTTACCAATACGAAGGAGGATATGTATTATGGGAAATGTAGATCAGTTATTCAAAGAATATGGTGTTACAAAAGATGAGCAACGCAAAATTATGGATGTAATGGATAAATACAGAATCCGGATTTCCAATGGTGAAAAAGTTAGTTATTCGGAATATGAATCGGACATTATATCTATATTTGGTGGAAACCGTCAGGCAATGTTGCGTCAACCGGCTATTGAATATCATTTTTGCGAATTTGTCGCAAGAGATTTCATGGAAGACGGAAGATGGGAAGAAGTATTTCATGCTTTGTATGACAAATTTCCAAAGTTTGGAGGAAAAATAGAATAGTCAATAATGACACCGGTACCAACCATCATTATTCGATGGTTGGTATTTTTTTGCGCAAAAATAAAGGAGAGTGAAGTTATTGAAGAAAATGAAAGTAAAGAACTATCTGCAGCAGGTACAGAAGATTGATGCTGTGATTACAAACAAGATGATCGAGCGGGAGCAGTGGCTTACATTGGCAAGCTCATTGTCCGGACAGACGGATGGAGAGCGTGTGAAGTCGTCAGGATCCAACCAGAAGATGGAAGATTCGGTCGTAATGGCCATCGATGCTGCAAGAGATATTGATAAGTATGTGGCAAGGCTTAGAGATGTTAAGAACGAGATCAGCGAAGTGATTCAGCAGATTCCGGTCAAGGAGTATAACGTGTTGCACAAGCTCTATATTCAAGGCAAGGACCTTGACGATGTGGCAGCGGATAACAAGAAATCGTATTCGTGGGCGTCAACCATGCATGGAAGGGCACTTGCTCACGTTCAGGGCGTGCTTGATACATTAGAAGCTCTTCCGGAGAACAGCGGGAAGTATCGTTTTCGGAAGGGGTTGAAGCTGTGAGTGAATATCCATGTAAAGGATGTACGGACAGAAAGGTAGGTTGCCATGGCGAGTGTGAAGGCTACAAAGCATTCGCCACAGAGCAACGGAAGAAAAATGAGTGTATTAGAAAACAAAAAGATGCTTTGAGCGATTATCTGGATATGAAACGAGATGCTGTAAAGCGGGCGAAAAGGAGGAGATGATAAAAATGAGAGACAATGGATGCAGTGGATGTAAGTATGAACATTTAAAGGGAAGCGAAAAACCATGTTGTGATTGTGCCAATATGCATATGGATAAGTATGAACCAATAACAAATGCCGACAGAATAAGAAATATGTCGGATGAAGAATTGGGAGATTTGTTGCAGAGCGTAAGTTCTGGTGCCGGGAATGGAAACCCATTTATCTCTCTTTGCGTTGATGATAATGAAATAACGATGAATTTTAGTGATATTTATGAATGGCTTCAATCAGAAGTAGAATAGGAGAGAATATGGAAGATAGATATTTATTCAAGGCGAAGAGAGTTGATAACGGAGAATGGGTGAAAGGTTCTTATTTATATGATTATGGCAGAAATATTCATTATATTTTCGCCAACGAAATCGTATGTCCTAATTGTATCAATGATTGTAGAAAGGAATTTTCCTTACAAGATTATGAAGTAGACCCGTCCACCATCTGCCAATGTACCGGCTTAAAAGACAAGAACGGCAAGCTGATTTGGGAGAATGATATTTGCGATAGAAAAGAACCATACCCAGAGATTGTAAAATATTGCAATGGGGACTGGACATTGGATTACAGTTATGCAATCCATAAGGAAAGTGGGGGTTGTTACTGTAACTTAGGATTTTATACGGAAGAAAGAAAATGCGTAGAAGTTATCGGCAATATATTTGACAATCCAGAGTTATTAGAAAGCGAGGGATAATATGACAGAGAGTGAAGCGATAGAAGCAATACAGTTTGATTTAAAAATAGGCGGTGAAATACATTCTAAGGTATTGCGCGATGCTGTTGATGTTGCTATACAGGCACTTGAAGAAGTACAGAAGTACAGAGAAATCGGAAGCATAGAAGAGTGCCGTGCGTCGAGAGAAAAGCAGAAGATACCGAAGAAACCGATATATATTGCAAATTTAGGTTGTACAGCATTATGGTTATGCCCAGTATGCGAAAGAAGAATAATCAGAAGTGATTTAGTTTACTGCCATCAGTGCGGACAGAAATTAGATTGGAGTGATGAAAATGAGATTGATTGATGCGGATGTATTAGTTAAGGATTTATTGGAACAGATACCTTTAGCAGAAAATGTGCCAATATTTAAAGATATTATTGAAAGCCAGCCTACCGCCTATGACATTGACAAAGTAGTAGGGCAACTAAAGAAAGTCTCATACGAACGATTCGGGAATACCGGCATGGGCGGAGAGCTTGTAGTTAATTTGGATGATGCAATTGAGATTGTAAAGGCAGGTGGTAAAATCTATGGGAAAGTTGATTGATCCGGAAAGATTAAAGAGCAGATTGGAAAGTTATGCTGAAACATACAAGAGTGCCGGCATGGATGTACCGTATGATATGGCGGTTGTGACGGATATCATTGATCGCAGCATTAACAGTTACAATGTGGATTATGTAGCAGAGAATGTAACGGATATGCTGGAGGGTATCGTTGACGAAAATCTACTGAAAGACGTGGTGGCATGCATCAAAAGAGGATATAGTTTGATTGCATACACCTAAAATCAGTATAAAGATTGTGAAAAAGTTGTAAGTTTTTTGACTTATTTGTATAACATGAGACGAGAAATCTGTGTTATATTTAATGTATCATAAATGGAAGTTGAAGGCATCGTGCATTTTGCATGGTGCCTTTTGCTTTATGCCTGCCGTACTCTTTAGCTGATCATATCCTCCGGTGCGGTAGGCTTTTTGTTTGGATGGATATTGTAAAGGATGGTGATTGTGATGGCTAAGCTTACAGCCAAACAGCAGAGATTCTGTGATGAATACCTGATTGATCTGAATGCCACACAAGCAGCTATCAGAGCAGGGTATTCGAAGAAAACGGCAAATAGAATCGGAACTGAAAACTTGTCAAAACTTGTAATCAGAGAATATATAGAAAACCGGATGGCGGAGAAAGAAGCGGCACTGATTGCCAATCAGGATGAGGTACTTAAGTATCTTACATCTGTGCTTCGTGGACAGAGCAAATCGACAGAGATTGTGATTGAAGGCTTGGGCGATGGAAGCACAAAGGCTCGGAAGATGGAGAAAGAGCCATCTGAGAAGGACAAGCTGAAAGCGGCGGAGCTTCTGGGCAAGCGATATGGATTGTACACCGAGAAGGTGGAAGAGAAAGTCGATATGGAATTGAATGTGACTATCGATTATGGAGATGAAGAAGATACCGGCGGTGATGCCGATTGAATCTGAATGTAAAGGCAAATCCGTGTTTCCGGGAGGTAGACCGAAGCACGAAGCGATATATTGTGATGAAAGGCTCTGCCGGTTCAGGAAAGAGCGTTGACACAGCGCAGAACTACATTCTCCGGCTAATGAAGGACAAGGGCAGGAACCTTGTGTGTGTCCGTAAGTCAGATATCACAAACAGAGACAGCACCTATGCAGAGCTCACAGGTGCCGTGTATCGGATGTTTGGAGACAAGGCGGAGCGATATTGGAAGATGACCACATCGCCGTTGTCGCTTGAATGCCGGACGAATGGCAACAGGATTATATTCCGTGGAATGAATGATGATAAGCAACGAGAGAAGCTTAAGTCAATCACATTCCAGAAGGGAAAGCTCACAGATGTGTGGTGCGAGGAAGCAACAGAACTGACGCAGGCAGATGTGGAAATTATAGATGATAGATTGCGTGGAGAATTGCCGCCCGGGCAGTTCTACCAGCTTAGAATGACCTTCAACCCGGTGAATAAGAATCATTGGATAAAGAAGGTCTATTTTGATAGATATGATCCGGACGTGCTGACACACCATAGTACATATCTTGGTAACCGCTTTATTGATGCGGCGTATCATCGGCGTATGATGCGTAGAAAAGAAGTAGATCTGGAAGGATACAAGATATATGGCTTGGGTGAATGGGGCGAGATAGGCAGCTTGATTCTTCATAACTGGGAAGTCACAGATGTATCTCAGAATCTGAATGATTATGATGATATCGCAATCGGTCAAGACTTTGGTTTCAACCATGCGAACGCTATCTTGCTTCTGGGTATCAAGGATGATGATATATACATTCTCGATGAGATATATGTGCATGAGAAGGAAACAGCGGAGATCATTCCGCTGGCGATTCAGCATGCTATACCGACGAATAAGCCTATGTGGTGCGATTCCGCAGAGCCGGACAGAATCAAGACATGGAAGGGCGCTGGCTATCGTGCCAAGGGCGTTGATAAGGGCGGTTCCGCCGGATCTGTCAAAGCTCAGATAGACTGGCTCAAGGGCGTGGTCGATAAGAATCACATTATACGAAGAAGAATATTTGTTGCACCTCATTGTGTAAATACAATTAAGGAGCTGCAACAATGGAAATGGAAAAAGGACGAGCGAACAGGTGAGTATACTGACGAGCCGGTTCCAATCATGGATGATGCGATGGCGGCACTTCGATATGGCATCGAAGGATGGCGTAAGCCTTGTCCATGGCTTATTTAATTAGAAAGGGCAAAGAATGTGCTGACGGTAGACGAGATTAAAAAGTTCATAGACGACGATAAAACGAGCGAGAAGAAGCAGTTTGCAAAGGTCGGCGAGCGGTATTATGACGGAGATAATGACATCAAGCAGTACCGCTTATTTTATTACAATGCAGATGGCAATCTGGTTGAAGATAAGACTCGAAGCAACGTGAAGATACCGCACCTATTCTTTACGGAGCTTGTAGATCAGGCGGTGCAGTATATATTATCCGGCAATCGAAACGGAGAACGCATTGTGCGATCGGATGATCCAGAGCTCCAGAAGCATATGGATAAGTATTTCAATAACAATGATATCTTCATGGATGAGCTGGCGGAGTGCATCAAAGACTGCAAGGTAAAGGGATTTTCGTACATTTATGCATACAAGGATGCGAATGACAGATATGCATTTGCTACAGCGGATTCCATGGGTGTGGTTGAAGTGCGTGAGAAAGACACGGATGATGGATGTGCATATGTGATTTACTATTATACGGACCGTATAGATAAAGGACACAAGGTTATAACACGTGTGCAGGTGTGGAGTGAGAAAGATACGACATACTATGCGATGGTTGACGACGGCGAACTCATGATTGATGATTCCGTAGAGATCAATCCAAGACCGCATATCCTGTACAAGAAGAATGGCGGGAAGGAAGATGATACATACTATGAATCGCTCGGATTTATTCCGTTCTTCCGGCTGGATAATAACAAGAAGCAACATTCGTCTCTGCGACCGATTAAACCGCTGATTGATGATTATGATCTGATGGCATCGAGCTTATCCAATAACCTGATTGATTTCGACACCCCCTTGCATGTGGTTAAGGGATACGAAGGCGACAACATGGACGAGTTGCAGACGAATCTCAAGACAAAGAAGATAATCGGCACAGGAGAGAATGGCGATGTCGACATCAAGACAGTTGATGTGCCGTATCAGGCACGTAAAGAGAAGATGGAGCTTGATGAGAAGAACATCTACCGCTTCGGTATGGGACTGAATACAGCAGGATTGAAGGATACGGCTGCAACGACCAACATTGCAATCAAGGCGGCATATTCGCTCTTGGAACTGCAGTGTAATAAGCTTGAGATTCGGTTGAAGAAGCTACTCCGGCACCTTGTACGGATTGTAATTGAAGAGATCAACAAGACAGAGCAGAAGGGTTATCAGGAATCAGACGTATATTTCAAGTTTGAGCATGTGATTATGAGCAACGCTCAGGAGAATGCACAGATCAAGCTTACGGAAGCACAGACGCATCAGGTTGTTATCAACACGATCATGTCTTTAACAGATACCTTAGACGATGAGACAATTATCAAGGCAATCTGTGATGAGTTAGATATTGACTATGAAGAAATCAAGGACAAGTTGCCGAAGGATGCAGAGAAAGATACAGCGGATGCCAAGCAGTTGTTGAATGGGGTTGTGACGAATGAACAAACGACAGAAGGAAGTTCTGCAAGCACAACTGAATAGTGAGGAAGAGGTAATTGCACAGTTAAAAAGCACGTATGGGCAGGCTCTAAGGGATTGTGAAGCAAAGATACAGGAGTTATCGATGCGGGCAGACCTTGAGCCTGAAAATATACAGTCAATCATATATCAAAAGCAATACCAGGAAGCAATCAAAGCGCAGTTGGAAGGAGCACTTGCAAATCTGCAATCAGATTCATATGCAACTGTATCTGATTATCTGACACGGAGTTATCAGGATGGATACCTTGGCTCTATGTATGATATGCAAGGGCAGGGAATCCCTCTTGTGATGCCGATAGACCAAGAAGCTGTGACAAGGGCGGTGTTGCTTGATTCTCAGCTATCCACGTCTCTGTATGACCGAATGGGTGAAGATGTAAAGGCAATCAAGAAATCCGTGCGGCAGGAAGTATCGAGAGGAATTGCGCAGGGCATGACGTGGAGTAGCATTGCATCCAACCTTGCCCGGAATATGAAGCATACGCCGTTCCAGAAGGCGTATAACAACTCAATCCGGATTGCACGGACAGAAGGGCACCGCATACAGAATCGTGCTGCATTGGACGCACAGAAGAGAGCCATAGACAGGGGTGCAGAGGTTGTAAAGCAATGGAATGCGGTACTTGATGGAAGAACAAGATCCGAGCACCGAGAGCTGGATGGACAGATACGAGAAGTCGACGAGATGTTTGAGATTGCCGGATATAAGGCAGAGGCTCCGGGATTGTTTGGTGATCCATCACAGGATTGTAATTGCCGTTGCTGTCTGGATCAGAGAGCGAGATGGGCACTTAACTGCGGGATTGTGAAAATGGATAATTTCTCGAGACAAACAGTCACTTTCGAATCTCCAGAAGAGTATGCGGAGTGGAAAAAAGTATACTGGTCTGATGAAAATATCGCATATATGCAGCACGTTACGGCGATGGAGAAGAAATATGGCAAGAACTTCGAGAAGATGCTTAATTCCATGACCGATAAGGAATATGAGAAGTATAAGCTGTTGTTGGATAACAATCCGATGTATAAGTCGAAAGAGACGCTTGTTAAGAATGCAGAAGAAGCTAAAACTGCATTGAAGAATAGAGTTGGCTTTAGAAACTGTAATATAGATTCAATGGACGAAAGACTGATTGTGGATAATACAAATCAGCTGATCCGTCTGGAAAGCAAATTCGGAGTAATACATAAATCCGATTTTGTAGATATTGATGTAGACGAAGGTAATTTCGCCGGAAATGTGAATAGCAGCAGATTATCACCAGCAAGTCAATATTTGGTTCTGAATAAAAAACGTTATACGAATAGAGATTCCCTGATAAAGAAGGAAATCAAAGATATGGATAGTGGATACTCAATGCCTTTTTCACATACAAACGAAGAAGCTTCCATAGCAACGGTAACTCATGAATATGGACATATGTTACAGAATGTTATCAAGAAGGACTATATGGAGTCTCTTGGTTGGAAAAATTCAGATATGCTTGCATTTGTAAATAAAAGCGCAAAAACGGACAAGGCAAAATATAAGTGGTATGCAAATGCTCAAAAAACTGTTCAAAATAACTGCTATGATGAAATAATTGCAATTGCGAAAAGAAACAATCCTGCATTTGATTTGGACGCAAATATATCAGAATATGGAAAGACAAGTAAGGCAGAGTTTTTTGCAGAAGTATTTGCCAACAGCCAGCTCGGAAAGCCTAATGAATTAGGTGTAGCTATGAATGAGTGGCTAGACAAGAAATACCTTGCAAATGGCGTGGAAAATGGTACAATAAAGCTAAGTAATATAGATGTTCGTAAGAAGTATATTGAAGAAGTTTCAAAGATAAAAGGTACTATAGATAATAATCTTCCAATCGAACAACAAGCCAGACAGGCTTTTGAAGCTAGAAATCGAATACGGACGGAAGCCAGAAGCTTGATGGCAGATGAAGCAACACGGGTACAGTTGGAAAAAGAAAGGCCTAATAAGACATTTGAAGAACTCATCTCTTCTAAGATGAAAAGGAAGGGAATGACCAGGGATGAAGCAATCAGAGATATTTATGATACTGCAACCAAAACAAACGCAAATGTGAATAGAGAGTTAGGATTGGGTGGTGATTGAGATGTTTGAATATAATATTTGCAAAGAAGCTAGTAATGAAGAGTTCAAAAAAGCTTGCAATAAAATTGAACAGAATATTAGTAATTTAAGCTCTGGCGATCCACTTGTAGATGTTGACGGATCAGTAGTGAAGATTTATAAAAATAGTGATGATACGATAAAAGTATTTAATGATTATGAGGTTGATGCTGTTTGGATAGAATCAACCATAAATCTTGATAGAGTATTAAAGTAGAGAAAGCACTCCGCAGTAGCAGGGTGCTTTTTCTGTGTAACAAAATAATTATGTAATTTAGACCATGATTAAAACGTGGTCTTTTTTTATGCCCAAAATCGGCTTAAGGCGATTAAACTGTGACGAATACTTACTCCGGCAAGAGTGATAACTGCCATGCGTGACTGCGATTAAAGTCAAGAAAGGATGGAAACTATGGAACTGAAAGATGTGTTAGGAGAAGAACTGTACAAACAGGTGCAGGCGAAGATTGATGAGCAGAATTCGAAGGAAGAGGACAAGCTCAAGCATGTTCGATTTGCGGATCTATCGGAAGGAAATTACATCAGTAAAGAGAAGTATGATTCCGAAACCGAGAGATTGAATGGTCTGATCAACGGCAAAGACACGGAGATCGGAAACGCAAATAAGCTCATCGAAGAACTGAAGAAGGCTTCCAAGGGTGATGAAGGTATGCAGCAGAAGATTTCAACGTATGAGACGGAGAATGCCCGCTTGCAGCAGGAACTGGAAGAGACAAAGGTCAGCTCCGCATTGAAAGTCGCTTTGTTATCAGCCAAGACGGATGATACCGATTATATGACCTTCAAGATCAAGGAGATGCTGAAAGAGAAGGGCGAAGAGCTCAAAATCGATGATGATGGCAACATCAAAGGATGGGATGATATGCTCACAACCCTCAAGACGCAGTTCCCGGCACACTTCGAGAGTTCAGAAGGTGGAAGTCGACAGATTATTGAGAATAAGCTGGACAAGGGAGATCCGGCTGGCGGTTCTGCAGAGCCTAAGGATTTAGCAGAAGCGCTGAAACAGCAGTATGAAGCCGCAACGAACGGCTAAGAAAGGAAAGGTGAAAAACTATGGCAATGACATTAGAAGAAATGAAGAAAGGTATGAGCGATAAGGTGTTCTCGCAGATCGTGGATATCTTTCTGAGACAGTCTACCGTACTGCAGATGCTTACATTTGATGATTGTGTATCAGCATCCGGCGGTGGTTCAACAATGAAGTACAAGTATCTTAGAAAGGTGCTTCCGGCTACAGCAGAGTTCCGTAAACTTGGTGGTTCTTATGCAAACTCTGTAGCGACTAAGCATGAGTGTGAAGCAAGCCTTGCTATCATGGGTGGCGCTGTACAGATGGACAGAGTGCTTAACAAAGTAGCCGGTAACTTCGACAACCTTGCATATCAGATTGAGGAACATATCAAGGCGATTGTTTCTCTGTTCCATTACACACTGATCAATGGCGATGCTACTACAACTGCATCGACAGATCATCCGGAATTCCAGGGACTGGATTCCATGATTGCTGGCACTGCAACAGAGTATGGTGCATCCAAGTCAATTGACCTGTCTACAATCGCCCAGATCAAGGCAAATGCAGACGAGTTCTACGAGGCACTTTCGCTTCTGATCAAGACTACTGATGCAGATGCAGTTCTTACAAACACGGAGACAATCACAAAGATTCAGACTGTTGCTCGTGTCCTTGGCTACAGAACGGAGAGCGAAGAGGCATTTGGTAAGCGTATTACAACGATTGATGGTATCAAGCTTGTTGATATGCAGAACCACTACACTGTAAGTGGAAGCAATGCAACTGCAAATTCTGTAGTGAAGAAGGGAATCAGCAGAAAGATTGGATCAGCAGAGACAGCAACAACAGGACTGACAGATATCTATGCTGTCAAGTTTGATGTGAATGATGGATTCCACGGCATCAGCCTGAATGGTGGTTCAGTTATCGATAAGTATCTGCCTGATTTCAGCAAGCCGGGTACAATGAAGGATGCAGAGGTCGAGATGATCGCTGCAACCGTGTTGAAGAATACACAGCATGCAGGTGTACTTCGTAATATCAAGATTGCGTAAGCAAAGAGAGGATAGGTGATAAATATGCCAGCAAAGACAGAGACAAAGGCTGTAAAGTGGCTTGTAGTCGTTAACAATGCGCCTGCTTATTGCGGAGTTGGTGCCGGTGGCGTCCAGTTCGCAAATGGACAGGCTGTGATTGATAGCGAGCGCATGGCATCCTGGTTTGAGGAACATGACGGATATACTGTCACAAAGCAGCAGTAAGGCGGTGATCATATGATTATGACCGTTGAAGAGTTGAAATCATATATCGATATTACTGCGAAGGATCCGGTGCTTGAAGCAAAGCTTCAGGCGCTGGAGCTTCTTATACGGAAGTACACGAATAACAACTTCCAAGACAGAAGCAGACGTTTCAATGCAGAGGTTAAGAGCGGAGTGCTTCAGGGTGCATCGAATCTGTTTGCAGTGGGTGATACCGTGCAGATATCAGAATCGCTGTATAACGATGGCTTGTACGTGATTGAAGATATTGATATTGACAACGCACACATGGATTTTAATGAAATTCTTTCAGATGAGACGTGCGTGCTTATAACGAAGGTCAAATATCCTATGGATGTGAAGCTCGGTGTAGCAAATATGCTGAAATGGGATATCGAGAACCGGGACAAGGTCGGTATCCAGTCGGAGACACTCAGCCGGCACTCAGTGACATACTTCAACATGGATGGCGATAATTCGCTTATGGGATACCCAAAGTCACTTCTTGGATTCCTGAAGCCGTATATGAAAGCGAGATTTTAAATGGATGGTGATTAGATGATTGGTGGAAATATAACCGGTCAGATTCAGCTCTGTAAGACAGAGACGAATATCATCGGTTCATGCGATAAGACATGGGAGACTGTGGATGATATAACAGGGTACACTGATCTATCGACAGGAGACAGCAAGTACACAACATACAATGCTAAGATTCAGGAATCGACGCATGTATTTCTTGCGGATTATAAGAAATTGGACAGCCGCATCAAGGCGGAGAACAGCCGTATGGTGATCAATGACAAGGTATATGATATCATGGTGATTGATGATCCGATGGAACTTCATGAGCAGTTGGAGATATATCTGAAATACACAGGAGGTCAGTAATATGTCCGTAGAGTTTACGAATAATTCCGTGCAGATCAAGAAGGTGCTCAGAGAAAAGGCGATTGCATTTCTTGAAGAAGCGGCAGGAGAAGTGCAGACGGCTGTACACAATGCATCCAGAGTAGATACTGGAGAGACAAGGGGTTCATACACTTATGTAGTCGATGAATCTGAATTAGAAGCAACAGTTGGATCTCCAGAAGAAAATGCCATCTGGGAAGAGTTCGGTACTGGCGAATATGCCGTGAATGGTAATGGTCGTAAAGGCGGATGGTATTATGAGGATAAGAAGGGAAATGGACACTTCACACATGGTAAGACACCGAACAGACCGCTTGAAAAAGCCTTCAAGGCTACGAATGGTGCAATTCAGAATCGAGCAAATGAAATATTTGGAGAGTTGAAATAATGAGTATAGCAGCATTAAATTATGTTGGTGAACTAATGACGTCCAGCTGGATTCCATACCAATTCGGAGAATGGGTTGGCGAAATCCCAGACCGATATTATGTTGGAGAGTACATGGAAGATGATTCTCCGACAAAGGAAGAGGATGGAAGTCAGGGGACAACATTTATATTGAATGGATGGACACGTGGGAATCCGATTCTATTTGAGCAGGACAAAGAAACAATAGAGAGATTCTTACCACAGTCACGCATGAATCCAGATGGTTCGTGTGTGGCTGTTTTTTATTCAAATGCATTTTCGGTACCGACCGGAGATGGGACCTTGAAAAGAATTCAGATCAATTTGACTATAAAAGAATGGAAGGTGATATAAATGGCAGAAAACACATGGAGAGAATTATGCGTATCTGGTGTAACAGAGAATACGCCGAAACGGATACTGTTAAATGCGTGTGTGCTGTACAAAAACTTTAAGTATGACACAAGCAAGAAGGTGTGGACAGGTACTTTGCTTGGTGCTACATCTGGCGGTACAAAGTTCACGATTGCTCCAGAGATTACAAACATCTCGGTTGATGGTGTGCTTGTTAATGCGAAGGGACTTGTGCAGAAAGTCGGCGAGACGGCAAAGGTTGAGACGAATATGGTCGAGCTCACAAAAGACTGGTTGAAGGCAACAACAATCGGACAGGAAGGCACGTCGGTAGATGAAACAATGGATGTGATTGAATCTAAGGCAACAATCGAAGATAGCGATTATGTTGAGAATTTCGCATGCGTCGGATACAAGACGAATGGCACACCTGTGATCGTATTGTTTGATTATGCGCTTTGTACATCCGGCTTGTCAGCTGACACAAAGAACAAAGAAGCATCAACAATTCCAACGACATTCGATTGCTATGCTGAACTCAAGGCAGGCGCTATGACGAATGTGCTTCCGTATCATATCTATATGCCGAAGGAAGTTGTTGAGAGTAATACAGTTGATCAGTTGCTGGATGATGCAGCGTAATACCGAATATTAGGAGGATAAGTAACTATGGAAAAGGAAATGACAACAGAAACAGAAGTAATGCAGGGAACAGTGGAAGAAGCTGTACAGGAAGAGAAAAAGCCGTATACATTGCGAGCATTGAATTCGAAAGACATCTTCCCAATGATGAAGATTATTTCATGTATTAAAATCAGCAAGTTTTCTGATTGCTTTTCATCGGATGAAGCAAAACGTTTGATAGAAAAATCTATGCAGAATCAGAAGATCACTATGAAGGATGTAGAAGAGCTCGGTATGGGCATTGCATTTGAGATTGGCGATGTTATTCTGGAGAATCTTCCGAATGCTGAGAAATACATCTATCAGCTTCTCTCGAATCTGTCAGGTATGACAGTAAAGGAACTGGAAGATATGAATCCAGAAATGTTCCTTACGATGATTATGGATGTGGTCAAACAGAGTGGATTCGCAGATTTTTTCAAGGTTGCTTTGAAATCTATCGGGTAGGTGATTTAGAGTTTTGGGACTTGCTATTCAAGCGATATGCAAGTCCTTTTTTATTGATGGATGAAATGATTGCGACAGACCGGCTTGTAGAGTTCGTGGATTCGATTGTAAAGCGGACGAACAAGGACAACGAGGAATCTACGTTATGGGAGTTCTTTTTGAACAAGATACAGGGAGAATCTTATGCGGAGTTTGTTGACCGGGTACATGCGCAGGCATCCACGCAGAAGCATCTATCGGATGAGGAAATCAAAGCGATGGTGGAAAATTCAATGAATGCATTCGGCATTGAATTGGTTTAAAAGGAGAATGCGATGGAATTATTTAAGATCTTTGGTCGAATCGCACTCAAAGGGCAGCAGGAAACGGAAGACGGCTTGGATTCCGTTTCCGGTAAAGCGTCAAAAGTAGGTGATGTGTTTCTCAAAGGAATCGGGACGATTGCAAAGTGGGGTGTGGCTGCGGCTTCGGTAGCTGCAACAGCAACGGCGGCACTTGTGAAGAGCGCTGTGACAGCATATTCGGATTACGAGCAGTTAGTCGGCGGTGTCGAGACACTGTTCAAGGATTCGGCAAGTGAAGTACAGAAATATGCTGCAAACGCATATCAGACGGCTGGATTGTCTGCAAACGAGTACATGGAAACTGTTACTGGCTTTTCGGCGTCATTGTTGCAGAGCTTAGACGGAGATACGAAGGCGGCAGCAGAGAAAGCAAATGTGGCCATCACGGACATGTCTGATAATGCGAATAAGATGGGGACTTCAATGGAATCCATTCAGAATGCATATCAGGGATTCGCAAAGCAGAATTATACGATGCTGGATAACCTGAAGCTCGGATATGGCGGTACCAAGGAAGAGATGCAACGGCTTTTGGAAGATGCGGAGAAGTTATCAGGACAGAAGTTTGATCTATCATCATATGCGGATATCGTAGATGCGATTCATGTTGTGCAAACAGAAATGGGCATCACAGGTACTACCGCAAAGGAAGCGGCAACAACAATTCAGGGATCTGTGAACATGACGAAAGCGGCATGGCAGAATCTTATCGTTGGAATCGCTGATGATACACAGGATTTCGATGTGCTTGTCAATAATTTTGTAGAATCCGTTACGACTGCCGGTAATAATATTCTTCCACGAGTGGAAATCGCTTTGAAGGGTGTTGGTACGCTCGTAGAGAAGCTTGCGCCGGTGATTGCAAAGACGGTACCGAATATCGTATCAACGACGCTGCCGAGTATGATCAAAGCAGGAACGAGCATGATCCGGGCGTTGCTGGATGGATTGCTTAAGGCTGTGCCGGAGCTGATACCATGCTTTAAGGACATTATCAATCAGCTGATTGAGGTGATAGTGGACAATCTGCCACTTATCATTGAAGCTGCAGTTACGATTGCCGGAGCAATTGTATCAGGACTTGTAGAGGCATTGCCGGATATACTCGATGCAGGTATTGAGTTGATACAGAGCCTGGCACAGGGACTTACAAATGGCATCCCGACGATTTTATCGACAGCAATTACAATTGTAAGTCAACTTGCATCAACATTGATTCAGAACGTGCCACAGATTGTGCAAACTGGCATTCAGTTACTATTAGGTTTAGTGAATGGAATTTTGCAGGCGGTACCGCAGTTGCTTCAGGAGCTTCCGGGTATTATAACGCAAGTGGTTAACAATTTGTTATCCTGTATTCCTATGATCATCGAGTGCGGAATTGAATTATTGACATCCTTGGTTGATGCATTGCCACAGATTATACAGTCGATTGTTGCAGTATTACCGCAGATTATATCGAGTATAATTGGGGCGCTGCTTTCACATATTGATGAAATCATTCAGGCTGGAATTAAATTGCTCGTTGCCTTGGTTGATGCATTACCGGAAATTATACTTACAATTTGTGAGGCACTACCACAGATTATAGAAGCAATCACGAGTACGCTGATTGATCATCTTGGTGATATAGTTGAAGCTGGCGTTGAGTTATTTATGGCACTGGTTACAAATCTCCCTCAGATAATTGTTGATATCGCAGGAAAGGTGCCGCAGATTATAGCGGGAATTGTTGCAGCGATAGGAATGAGTCTTCGAGAAATGGTATCAGCCGGAAAGCAAATTATGCTTAAATTGTGGGAAGGTATGAAAGCAATTGCCCCGGATATAGCTGCGTGGACAAAAGAATTTGTAAAGAGTATTTTCACACTGAATATAAATGTGGGTGGTGTGGCACAGAATATTGCAAATAAAGCGGCGCAAGCAACAGGCTCTGGAAATACAGGAAGTTTTACAGCTAGAAAGCATGCAAAAGGCGGTGTTGTTGAGAAAGGTGAGATTGCACTTCTGGAAGGTGACGGAGCGGAAGCGGTTGTACCGCTGCATCAGAATCGCATGTGGATTTCGCGAGTAGCGCAGGATATGAAGAATGCGTTAGATTATGGTCAGTCATCATCTGGAAGCAAAAATGACAATGCACTGCTTGAGCTTATATATGAGCTGTTAGAGCGGCTTCCGGATCTGATACTTGAGGGTATGGAATCCGTGAATATGAAAGTTGATAAGAGAGAATTTGCAAGAATGGTAAAAGAGGTGACGGCAACTTGATAGAAAAAGCACGATATGTCAATCATATGAACGAGGTAATTGAATTTGGTGCGAATGGCATCTATATCAACGAGAACGATCTGCATGATTTCGCATGGACAGCTACAAGCATGAATGACAAAATATCGTCATTTAAGATGGGAATTGTCAAGAAGTCGTTGCCTGTCGTTTTTGCATGTAGAAATGATGACGAGGGCACAGAAAGTAGAAATCGTTTGTTTGAGGTGTGTGAGAAGGATGTAGTTGCCAGAAAGCATGGAAAACTTTATATTGGCGATTACTATATGCGGTGTTATGTCACAGGATGTAAGGCGTCAAAATACACCTATAATAAGCGATACATGAAGAATACGTTGACGATTCAGACGGATTATCCGCAATGGATAAAAGAAACGATTATTACATTCAATTCAAATGAGGAGATAGTTGGTAAAAACTTAGACTATAATAACGATCATCCATATGATTACACATCAAATATTCTTGGAAAAAAACTGCAAAATGCGGATTTTGTAAATACAAATTTTCGGATGCGTATTTATGGACCATGCAAAAGTCCAGAGATATTGATTCGAGGGCATATGTATTCAGTGGATGTTGATATTGAAGCAAACGAGTACCTGACGATTGACTCTGTAGAAAAGACAATAATCTTGTATGAAAGCGACGGTAGTCAGCGGAATTGTTTTGATCTGCGAAATAGAGACTCTTACATATTTCAAAAGATCCCGCCGGGCGTAATGGATGTAGCTACTTCGTCAAATCTGATATTTGATATTACATTGTTGGAAGAGAGGAGCATACCAAGATGGACTTAATTTATATGAATGAATCCAAAAAAGATATCGATGTGCTCAAAGATTATACATTAGATCTTGCATATGGAAGCGACGAGAATGATTTTGAATGTAAAGTAAATATCAATAATAACGTATGTAAAACTGGTTATTATCTTTATTTTGAGGGCGAAGAATATGGCGGAGTGATAGATTCCGTTGGCGTTGATACAGACGAGACGACTGTAACATACTCAGGTCGTACATGGCATGGCATACTTGAGTCTAAAGTGCTGCAACCAGATGAAGGAGAAGACTATTTGATCGTATCTGGAGAAGCGAACGAAGTGTTAAAGCTTTTGATCGACCGGATGGGACTTTCGGAGCTGTTCAAGGTAAGCACTTTGAACTCAAATATACAGATATCATCCTATCAGATGAATCGTTATATAAAGGGTTATACAGGCATCATGAAGATGCTGAAAGCATACAATGCAAAACTGAATATTGTATTTAATAGAGGATTTGTTGAATTATCGGCAAGTCCTCTTGCTGATTATAGTCAGGATGAGCAGTTTGATACAGATCAGATAAGTTTCACAATTAAGAGAAATAGCAAGCATATCAATCATGTTATATGTCTTGGGCGAGGTGACCTGAAAGATAGACGAGTGATTCATATTTACTGCGATTTGCTTGGTAATATCAGTGGAACACAGACACTTACCGGATTGGATGAGATATGTGAGATCTACGACAATTCCAATGCTGAATCAGATGAGGATTTGATTCAGGGTGGAATTGATAAGATAACAGAGTCTTTTGCAAGTGACTCGGTCGATTTTTCGTTGGACAGTAACGATCAATATATATTTGATGTAAATGACAAGGTAGGGGCAAGGGAGCAGATTACAGGAACTTATGTAGTTGCGTCCGTATCTAAGAAAATAGTCAATATCAGTAATAACAGTACATCAATATCTTATGATTGTGAAGCAGATACAGTGAGCGTGTCTGCTGGTCCATATCCATCTTCTGGTGACGGATCTGAATCTGGGCAGACAGTGAGCATCAAAATAGGATCAGTGACAACAGGTGGCGCTGGTTCAGATGCGGAAGTGAAAAATGCCGGAGACAACAAGAATATGATTCTTGATTTCGTGATACCGAAAGGCGACAAAGGACAAGACGGAGCGAAGGGAGAAAAAGGCGACCAAGGAGATAAGGGCGCAGATGGCGTCGACGGTAAGAGTATCAGTGAAGTTATCAACTATTATTTGGCAACATCTGCTTCAAGTGGTGTCACCGCAAAAACATCTGGATGGACAACAACGGTGCAGTCAGTTTCTGCAAGTAAAAAATATTTATGGAATTATGAAGTTGTAAAACTGTCAGATGGAACGATCGTAAGTACATCAATGCCATGTATTATAGGTGCGTATGGTGATAGAGGAAATCCGGGAGCCGATGGTAAGGACGGAAGTGATGGCACGAATGGAACTGACGGAATAGGAATTAAGGAGATAGAGGAGTTTTATGCTGTATCAACCTCGAATACCAAAGTACCAACATCATGGTCTACAACAGTACCGACGATGACAGCAACAAACAAGTACCTTTGGAACTATGAAACGATCACATATACGAACAATACTTCGGTAGATACTGCAAAGAAGGTTATTGGTGTGTATGGAGATAAGGGAGCTACCGGAGCGAAGGGTGATAAAGGAGATCAAGGAGAGAAAGGCGTAGACGGTGTTGGCGTACAATCGGTGGATGCCATGTACTACAAGTCGACATCGGCTACTTTTCTTTCTGGAGGTTCGTGGGTAACAACCTCGCCAGATTGGGAGAATGGGAAGTATATCTGGACAAAGACGGTTATCAAGTATACGGACAACTCTACAAAAGAGACGACGCCAGTCTGTATCACAGGTGCGGCTGGCGCAAATGGTAAAGATGGTTCAGATGGCACGAACGGCAAGGATGGAACGAATGGTAAAGATGGAGCAACTGGTAAAGGAGTAAAGTCGATAGTTGAGCAGTATTATAAATCTACATCGGCAACCTCTTTAGTTGGAGGAATCTGGAGTACGACATATCCCGGATGGGAGAATGGAAAGTATATTTGGACACGATCTGTCATTACCTATACCGACAGTACAACATCTACTACCACGGCAGTTTGTGTAACCGGACAGAAAGGCGATACAGGAGCCAAGGGAGATACCGGTGCAACCGGTAAAGGTGTTAAATCAACTGTCGTGACTTATCAGGCATCGTCTAGTGGAACAACAACCCCAACCGGAACATGGAGTACGACGATACCGGCTGCGGACACATCAAAACCGTACCTTTGGACGAGGACGATTATTACCTACACTGATAATACGAAATCTACATCATACAGTGTAGGTGCTACGCCAGAAGGAATGGTTCAAAAGAAAAAGATTATTTCCGAAATCAACCAGTCAGCAGAGGAGATTTCGATTAAGGCTGAAAAGATCAGTCTCGAAGGTTTGGTGACTGCGAACCAGAATTTTAAGGTTTTGACTGACGGCTCGATCGAAGCGAAGAATGGTAAGTTTACTGGAGATTTGACGACAACAAGTTCTTTGAGAATATATAAAGAACGTGTTATTGGAAATAATCATACAGGTAAGTATATGGATGCGTCCATTGATGTTGATATTGCTGGTTTTAGTCAAAAAAATTATGGCTTGCAAGATGATTTATCTGTAATTACTGCATCTTCAGAAGTAACAGGTTTGCAGAGTTTGTATATTGATTCAAATACAAATATGCTTAGAGTACCAAATTATCTTGTGGGAACAAATGCGCAATTTGAATATGCGGATTTTACAACAATGCTAGGAGCGCAGCAGTTAGCTGTGGCTGGAAATGCTGGTATTGGAAGTAATCTAAGAGTTGGGAATGTATTGAATGTAGGAAGTCAAATTTCGATATGGTCTGACGCTGAAGGGGGAAATATTAATCTAAAATCACCAGGAAATTTCGATTATCAGATTGACACCAACGGAGACAAATTGCGAATTTACACATTCGGAAACGATGGGGTATATCGCGATTATCCGCTTATGGGATTAGACGGACATAATAATCGTGTATTGTGGTCTGGAGGATGGTGGCCGGTGTCTAGTCAGACAGCGTATCTATCTCAACCTATATCCGCACAGCCAAATGGTATCGTGATTGTGTTCAGATCATATAACCCGGGAGTCGGAATGAGTGATGGACATTATTCATTTTACTTCGTTCCAAAAGCAAGGGTGACGAATTGGGATGGAGACGGTGGCGGTCATTCTGTATATTGCTCTAGTTCAGATATGTCATATGTGGCGAACAAATATTTGTACATAGGCGACACATGGATTAGTGGTAATGATAATAACAGCAAAGGCACATATACATCGTCGTCCGGTATCAAGAGTACACCGAACAGATTTGCAATGTTTAGAATAATAGGAGTGTGATTTTAATGGCATTAAAAAAGAAAATTACAGAAAAAAATGGTATTGTGACAGATTATCATAGAATAGCGATGTTGAGTGTCGAAGTTAATCAGCAATGCACTATATTAGTACACTCATATCTGACAGAAGACGCTAGGATTGGCGAAAAGCAGTACCGGGATGGTGTTGTATCAGAATTACCTCCGCACTATGTGAAGGGTGAATACTATAACACTGATTACGATGAAGATATGAACGTGAAGAAAGCATACGAGTACATTAAGTCGCTTCCTCAATTCGAGGGAGCCGAAGATGCATAAAGGAAAGGAGCTACTATATAATGAAAAAATATAATACAACGCTTGGCGAGTTATTCAATACTCGTCAGGCAATTATCAACAAAGACATCGTCAATATGGCATTCTCCCGAAAAGGGGGATTGTCAGTTGCGAGAAACATGAAGAAAATCGACGACGAGTTGGTCGAGTACAGCAAAGCAAGAAACGAGTTGATTCGGAAGTACTCTTCCGATGGTGTCACGATGGAGCGATCAAGCCCTAATTGGGATGCGTTCGTCAAGGAGTTTGACGAACTTGGTTCTGTCGAAACGTCGATTGAGATCAACACAATCACCGAGTTCGATTTGCCGGACGCAATCACACCGGCAACATGCCTTGCAATTGAATTCATGATCGGAGAGGAGTAACACGTGACAGATGTTGAAAGAAAGATGACTACAGATGAGATTAAATGACTGTTGACTGGAATTTCATCAATTTGTTGTTCGACGGCTACCTCAATTGATTTTTCAGGGACAGATGAAATCACAACTAAAATGGATGCTGTATTAGAATACATATCCCGAATTGAAGAAAAGGTTAATACATTAAACAGTTTGGATGATTTAGAAAGTAAGGTTGAAGAGGACAATGCTGCAATGACAACTGTGATTGCATAAAATAAAAAGAAGGAGGCTGATTATTATGCAGATAATCGACACACATTTAAAGTTTAAATCTCTTACAAAGAGAAAATGCACAGATGGAGGAGCTGTATTTCATCATGCTGCATGTCACGGTAGTGTAGAGGATATTCACAGAATGCATCTTGCAAATGGATGGTCTGGTATTGGGTATCATATCTATATTCGTTTAGATGGCAAAGTATACAAGGGCAGACCAATCGATATGATCGGCGCACATGCATCTGGTGTGAATTACAACACGATTGGAGTTTGTTGTGAAGGAAATTTTGAAAATGAACAGATGCCAGAAGCACAGAAGCAGGCTTTGAAAGAAGTTGTTTCATGGCTTCGCAAGGAATATGGAATTACTCGATTCAGAAAGCATAGTGATGTGAGTAAGACTGCCTGCCCTGGAAAAAACTTTCCGTTTGGAGAAGTGGTGAAATCCGAGCATATCCCATCGAAGACTGAATCTATACAGCAGATTCAACATATCGCTGCTAAGGACGCTATCATTCGTGCCGGACAGATCCATGCGAATAATTTTGCCGGTGCCGGAATCGTAACGGATGGTATTCGTGGAAATGCGACCATTAAAGCAGGAATTAAGGTGTTACAAACAGCGATGAACTTAGACTATAAGTCGAAACTTGCGGTTGATGGGATTTATGGATCTGCCACTAAAGCCGCACTTGGAAAGCACTATGTAAAAAAGGGCGAGAAACAGTACATGGTTACTGCACTGCAGATTTTGCTTATGCTTAAAGGATATGCGTGTGATCTCACATGTCCGGGGGTATTTGACACAGCTACAGAATCAGTAGTGAAAGAGTATCAGAAAAACAATCTGCTTACAGTTGATGGTGTTGTTGGATATAATACATGGATGTCGCTTATTCACTAAGTGGAGAAAGAAGGGAAAGACTATGGCACATTTAGTAACAGGGTATGCCGGGAAAGAACATATTAGATCAGCAGATCAGGGCAGCTTCAATGCTGCCTTTTTTGGTGATGGAGAATTTGTCATGAGTAGCGGATCGAGATTTGCAGGAGCAATTATCAATAACAACACGGTTAGAATTTCTGACGGCGATATGCTGATGCAGGGCAGACATATCCGTATTGAACCGAATACTTATGAAGATTTGACAATATCGACAGGTACCGCAGGAACAAATCGAATTGATCTGATCGTAATGACCTACGAGAAAAATGCGGCATCAGGTATTGAATCTGCAAAGTTAGAAGTTGTACAGGGGACAGCAACGTCGGGAACGCCGTCTGCTCCTGAAATAGTAAGTGGAGATATTTTAAATGGTGATTTGAAAAATCAAATGCCGCTATATGCGGTTTATGTATCAGGTGTAGCACTGACCAAGATATCAACACAGTTTATGGTCTGTCCGACATATAAAGATTTAGCAATCTATTATGCACAACAGTTCCAGAACGCATGCGAAACACATTTGAATTCTTTAAATATCATTGACTCTGCTGATGCAATCGACGCAAATTCAGCAGCAAATCAGCTTGCAGGAGCACTTGGTGTTAAAGAGCTTGCAAGTCAAAAGGCACCAGTGGCGCATATACATGATGATTTATATTACAGAAAAGCTATACTTGACCAAGCACTTAGTGCTAAAAGCGATACTAATCATAATCATGACGAAAGATATAGTCGTGTTAACCATAATCATGATGAAAGATATTGTTTGCCGGTTGGTACAGCTGTACTTAATTCGAACCTATTTAGTGCACCATTTAAATACGGTAAATGGAAATGTGCAGGATATGTTAATATTGAACTGTATGATGCCAATGGTGAAATTAGAATAATAGCTCCATATGTTTGGACCAGAGAATCATAGAAAAGGGGTAAAACATGACATCAATAATATCTGCCATGATTGCGGCGTTTGTTACATTGATCGTATGCTTAATCAATAATCACTATCAGCAAAAGGCTGCAAGCAAAAAGCATGATGAAACAATTGCATTGATAGAGTACAAGCTTGATGAGCTATCAAAAAGAGTAGACAAGCACAACAATGTTGTTGAACGTACATATCGTTTAGAGGAGCAACAGGCGGTCACAAATGAGAAAATTCGTGTTGCGAATCATAGAATTGAAGACTTAGAGAAAGAGAAGAAAGGATGATGAATATGGATTTATCAAATTGTGTAACTGTAGTACCAATCGTGATTATTTGCTATCTGGTTGGAATTGGATGTAAAGCGAGCAAGAAGGTCAGCGATAAGGCGATTCCGGTAATCTTAGGCATTGTGGGAGGAATCATTGCAGTACCTGCTATGTATGTGATGAAGAGCTTTCCGGCGGAAGATATTATCACGGCGATTTCAGTTGGCATCATGTCTGGTCTTGCTTCTACCGGAGTAAATCAGATATATAAGCAGAGCAAGAAATAATTTACTGGGCATTTACTGGGCAAAAATTTTGCGTATGTTTGCATTTCGTGAGTTATAATACATATCAGAAAAGTGTTTAGCTACCTGCGCTTGCTCGACTTTGCATTATAATAGGAAGAAATCCGAAATCCGGCTCTGGGCATCTTTTTTATTCGGCGGAAACCA